ACCATCACATTCACCGATGAGCTATATACCATGTACCTTGAGATGTTCAAACTGTACGGTAAAGCTGATTTAACCCTCGCAGAATTGAATAATTCTGAAGACTTTATTACTGAGTTCGCTAACTCAAATGAGGGTATTAGAAGCTCACTGACAAACCTGAACGAATTCACTAGAAATCATTTGGATAAAATGATTAAAAGTAGGGGATTTAAAAACTATCGAGAATGGTGTAAAGTGACCGCAGAAGAATTAGGTTATAAGAATGTTAGAGCTTGGAGATACTTTATCGACAAAAATAATAAACTAGAATTAGAGGCAAATTATAACCATAAAATAATCGCTATTGAATGGTTGGAAGATAAAATTGATACTGGTACTATCACCGTAGATGGTGATGAATTATACCATAATTATCACACATTCGCCTGTGAATCAGGGGTTTATGTTAAAAATTCTAACTTAGACCAGATTGCGGATATTGAGTATTTGCAACGTAAGTTATTCACTGCATTGAGAGTTCCTAAGTCTTTCCTAGGTTTTGACGACCAACAGGGTGATGGTAAGAACTTGGCATTGATGGATGTTAGATTTGCAAGAACTATTAACAGAATACAACAAGCGCTTTTACAAGAGCTTAACAAGATTGCTATCATTCACTTGTTCCTACTTGGATTCGAGGATGAATTGAATGGCTTCACTATTACCATGAATAACCCATCTACACAGGCAGAAATGCTACGTGTGGAACACCTACAGTCTAAATTCACAGCAATTCAAAGTGCTGTTGCAGATGCAGGTAACGGTTTCGGTATTATGTCTATGACTAGAGCTAAGAGAGACATCTTAGGTTGGGGTGATGAGGAAATCAAGCAAGACCTTCTTGAACAAAGAATGGAGAAAGCTGCTGCTTCTGAATTGGCTAACACAGCGAGTGTTATTAAGAATACTGGTCTATTCGATAAAGTCGACAAGATGCATGGTGATATGGATGCGGCAAGAGAAGGTGGTCAAAGTGCTGAAGAAGGTGATGATGCTGGTGGTGCGGCTGGCGGCGGCGGCTTCGGTGGCGGCGGCATGGGTGGTGACGACATTGATTTCGGAGATGAGGATTTGGAAGATACTGGAGATGAAGGTGGAGACTTCGGTGGTGCTGAAGATTTAGGTGCTGAAGATTTAGGTGGTGAAGAAGTTGACGTAGACGCTGAAGTTGATGCGCCTATGGGTGAGATGTTGAAGATAGGTAAACAGGTATTGGCTGAAGACCGAGTAATCTTAGCAGAGAAACATAAGAGGCGAAAAGAGAGAGGTAAAGACATTTACTACAATCGATTAATGGAGAGTCTTTCTGGAAACAACGAAACTGAAATGACAGTTAACGCCAACAGGGTTGGGTTANCCGACAAAGCGTTTGGTATAAACCAAGGGGTTAATGAGATGTTGACCGATATTGAGAAAATAATCAAACCAGAGGAATAAATATTTTTCCACCATATGGTACTATTTACATTAAAAGGTTATCATGGAGAAAAATTTCGGTGAATTAAAGTATGTTCTAAAGAACATTATAGCAGATGGTATAGCAGAGAAAAAAGAGGTTAATAAGAAGGTCGTTAGACGTTTCATTACAGTCCTCAAAGAAAACGATATCTTAAGGGATGAGTTCTCCGTATACAACAACATCGAAAACTTTGCTACTGATTCACAAGAGCATATTTCTGAATATATTCAAGAAAACGTTAAAGCATTAAGTTCTTATACTAAGGCTCAAATTGGTGAGGCTAATGAGATACTTGTTAAAATGATTAACGAATTCGAAATCAAACCAATTGTTAACCCATTGTCTAAACTGCATGAGTCAATACACTCATTGATTATCACTAAGCCGACTGCTAAGAATATCGATTCAAGGTTATCAGCTAAGAGTGTAGTTTCAGAACATATAAAGAATAACACCCCAGTCGAAACAGAAGTTAGACCGTTGTTACCTAATAGCTTAGTTGCACCTATTTACGTGGGTACATTCAACAAGAAATATTCAACACTTGATGAGGCTACAAAAGCTACTATTAAGAAAGTACTGGCATCACCTATCACTGAACGTGAAGGTATATATGTCGGGTTGGTGAAGGAATGTGTGGGGTTAGTAAACAAGAACCTTAAAGAGTCAGAGACTGAAATTAAGGAAAAATTATTGTCGACTAAAGATAAACTACTTAATTTGAAGTACAATGGTGAAGATTTCACTAAAGATGTGGGACAGTTATTTGACCTAAAAAATGCTTTAAGTTAACAAACATGAATTCAAGTTTTAAAAGAGAGTACAATCAATTAGTTGAGGCAGTTAAAGTAACTAGCGAAGATTTAATCAAAGAAACCAGTTATGCCGTTTGGTGCAGCATGCCGACAGATGATACCCATGGTATTACATGTAAGCGAATCCTAACACCAGACGAGAATCACGGATTTCTATTGAGGTATGAAACGGGAGCCAGAACTGGTATGCATGTGAACACCGAAGAATACGAGTCATTAAACGTGAGACAAGGCAGCATTACCAACATTATTACTAACCAAACCTACACTGAAGGTGATACAGTTGTGTTTGATAAGGATGAAATTCATGAGATAGAATGCGGTGAAGAAGCCTTTGTTTACTACGTTATGTCTAAGAGTAAGAGCAAGTTAGGTTAACTTATCTAAAGCGTTTGACTAAGTCCTAATTTTTACGTATATTGGTATCATAGATACGAATATCATGAAGAAGAAGGGCAAACGAATTATAAATGACAGCTACGAAGGTTTCTCGACCACCTACGGAACCGTAGACTACACAACAAATAAATCAGTATACGTTGATATTTCATCATGGATTGAACCATTGGTGGATGACGAACCTAAGCAACTAACAAGTCTTCTCAAGAAGACCATAAAGAATGCTGTATACGAAACAATACCAAACTCACCATTTTTACCTCACTATATAGTGGATTTAGATTTAAGAGAATCTGGAATGAAGATGGATAAAAAGAGTTTCATGTCATGCGACATAACATTGTATACCAGCGTAGACCTACCACATGTCACAGATGACATTCAAATAGTTGTAGATAGTGTCATAGAAGCAGTAAGAGACCGATTTAAGGACATTTTCGACTTTAATCGGAGGAAGAAACCTTAACTTTGATACCTACCAACATATTTATAGAAAAAACTAAGTATGTTGGAGTTGAAAACGTTACGGGCTGGTGAAATCGGTATGGGGTGTCTTATTGAACAAGATGCTGGTTATATCTCACCAAAGGATGAAAGAAATATTCCGTTCATCACTGAGGTAAAGAAACTAGAAAGTGGTTCTAGAATCATAACAGAACCATTACGTGTAGTCGCAGTACTACAAAAATATGGTATAGAGAACCGTAATGGTAGGATATACCCAGAAGCAATTCTAAGAGCACAAGCAATCGAATACGATAAACTTGTCGCAGACAGACGGGCAGTCGGTGAACTAGACCACCCAGAATCATCAATCATTTCAGGTAAAGAGATTTCACACAATATCACTAAGATATGGTGGGAAGGTTCTACTCTTATGGGAGAGCTTGAAATCCTTATGAGTCCTGGTTATGTTAACTTTGGAATCATCTCATGTGAGGGTGATAAAGTGGCAAACCTATTAAGACTTGGCATTAAAATCGGTGTATCATCAAGAGGTGTTGGTTCCGTGGACGAGATTAATGGTATCCAATTAGTACAAAATGATTTCGAATTAATCTGTTGGGATGTGGTCACAAACCCATCAACTCCTGATTCTTGGATATTCAACAATAATAAGGAAGCAGGCGCTTTCAAAGAGAGTGTTGGAGAAAAGTTTCCAAATGTTTTAGGTTCGGGTCTAGACACATTCTTGTTAGGATAATAAGAACAAATATGTTCTTTTTTGTACTCGGTAGAAACTTTTGAAAAACTGCAACCTATTTAATAACAAGGGAATATACCACCTTTTTGAACTTTTACATTAGGGTGATATATTTATTTAGTAGAAAATAAGAAAATTTCTAAAATCCAGACATTAAAAATGGAAGAAAACGAAAATAAAGGACTTATGAGTGAAGCATTGCTTGACATTGATTTGGTGACCAATGCTTTAAACGAAAACACTACAGAAATACTTCGGGCAGTAGCCATTGAAGAAATTGACAGTGTTATTAAAGAAAACCTCAATGAGGATTTCGAAGAAGACGAGATTGACGATGATGGAGCAGAATCTTTACCAGTAGATGGTGATGGTGCTGTTGGAGAGCCAGAAGATGGCGACATTGCAGTTGATATCGAGGCTGACCCAGAAGGTGGTGAAGACCTAGGAATAGGTGGTGAACCAGAGGGTATAGATGGTGTAGATGCTTTGGCATCAGACATAGACAGCGAGGTGGATTTAACATCCGCATCAGACAACGAAGTTATCGCAGTATACAAGGAATTGTCAATGAGCGATGAGATTGAAGTTGTGGGAGATGAAGTACATTTGGACATCAGAGAACCAGGAAAGTACATTATTAAGCCAGAAGGTGGCGCACCAGAAATGGATGCACCAGAACTTGGACTTGGAGAACCAGAAATGGGACTGGAACCAGAAATGGGGCTGGAACCAGAAGTCGGCGCACCAGAAGCAGCCCCAGAGATGGGTGACGAACCAATGGCAGAGCCAGAAGGTGAAGAAGATGAAGAAGAAGTGGCAGAAGAAGGTGTTGTGTATGAAATTTCAATTAACGAGAGCGAAGGTGCTCACCACGAACACATGAAAGAAACGACCCCACCTAATACAGGTGATATTGATTCACAAACGTCAAAAGAATTGCCAGCAGACCTAACAGGGGATAACCTTGAAGGTGGATTTGGTGAACAAGAGGCGAAGAATGGTTCAGGTGATGCTCACGCAGAACACGTTATGGGTGCAGAAGGAAAAACAGACCCAACAGCAAAAACTAACGCAACAGCGAAACCATCCGAAGAGAAAATCGAAGGTAATGGTGGAAGCTCTGAAGCAGCACACGGTGACCATGTAATGGAAGGCGAAGTTGTAGAAGGAGAAGTTGTAGAAGGCGAAGTAACCGAAGGTGAAATCGCTGAAGAAGAAGTGGTTGAAGGTGAAGCTTTGGAAGAAAAAATTTCTACCAATAGAGTTCGCACAAATCAAGCTGGTGGAGATGACCCAGACATTTATGGACCAGGTGGAAAACTTGGACGTGATGACCAAAAGGGTGGTACCGTAAAAGAATCTACAGAACACGGTAAATTGGTTGCAGAATCGAATAAACTTAAGGAACAAAACAAAATATTTGTGGAGAACGTGAAGGTTTATAAGAAGATGCTAGCTGAAACAGTCGTATTCAACTCAAACTTAACCCAAGTAGTTAAACTATTCTTGGAGAATTCTACCACTACAAGTGAGAAGAAAGCTATTATCAAGAGGTTTGATGACGAAGTTAAGTCATTAAAAGAATCGAAACAACTTTACAACAAGGTTAAGACAGAACTAGGTTCTCGTCAGCCATTGAGTGAAGGGGTGGGAAGTCTAGATAGACTTGCATCATCAGGTTCTGCTCAACTAAACGAGCAAAATGTTTATGTGGCTAACGAAAAAGACCGAACTATCCAATTGATGGAACGAGTTGATGAACTTAGAACACGAAAATAAGATAAAATTAATAACACGACAAATAAAAAAATAAAATTATGTCAAACTCAGCATTATTAAACTCAGGTACAGTCGGAAATATCGGACTAAACCACATGAGAGAAGTTAGAAAGCAAGTACAAACTAAATGGGATTCTACAGGATTCTTGGCAGGTTTGGAAGGACACATTAAAGAGAACATGGCTCAGTTGTACGAGAACCAAGCGTCAAGCTTGCTTACCGAATCATCAGGTGCAGCGAGCGCTGGTTCTTTCGAAACAGTTGTTTTCCCTATCGTAAGAAGGGTCTTCTCTAAACTATTAGCTAACGACATCGTTAGTGTGCAAGCGATGAACTTGCCAATCGGTAAATTATTCTTCTTCATCCCTCAGACTTCAAGTCGAGTTGATGCAGCAGGCGATGCAGGCAACCCTTACGCTCAAACAGCATCAGACGATAGGTATGATGGTAACTACTCTGCTCACACAGGTATGGACCAATTGCCAGAATGTGTTGGTCTAGGTGACTGTGTTGTTACCCCATACATGGCGAAGAACCTTTATG